AACCCTCAGATTACCTTCTGGAAGATTCTATACAAGCGCCACACGAACTTCGCTGTAGAGTCGATTGAGGTTACCTTCAACGGCCAGGCGGACTTCAACAAGCGTGTAACGGCCGTCATCAACCGTAACGCTGACCTAATGTACAAGACATATGTACAGGTTGTACTACCCGCGATTGATGTGTCAACTACAACGCAGCTCGGTTCCTCTGCGGCCGGCTTCCGCTGGCTGAACTACATCGGCCACCGCCTCATCAAGCAGGTTGAGCTCGAGATCGGCGGCCAGCGCATTGACCGCCAGTACGGCGACTGGATGCAGATCTGGACGCAGCTCGCCACGGATGCTGGTAACATTGCCGTACTCGACTCCATGGTCGGCAACACGCACGACCTAGTACTCATGAAGCGCTCAAACGCGCTCAAGCTAGACACGACTTGCTCGGCGAACGAGACGACGATCTCATGCTTACCTCGCGCTGGCACGCCCGCCAAGACGCTCTACATTCCCCTCCAGTTTTGGTTCTGCCGCAACCCTGGTGTAGCGATTCCCCTAATCGCCCTCCAGTACCACGAGGTGCGCATCAATGTAGACTTCGAGACCTGGCAGAACTGCCAGTACGCCGAGGCCGGCGTCGGTGTACCAATTGCCGCCAATGCGCAGTCACTCGCCGCTGCCTCTCTCTATGTCGACTATGTCTACCTAGACACGGAGGAGCGCCGCCGCTTCGCCCAGCAGTCCCACGAGTACCTCATTGAGCAGGTACAGTACACGGGTGCCGAGTCGATCACGAGCTCATCCAACAAGGTTCAGCTCAACTTCAACCACCCTGTCAAGGAGCTACAGTGGGTCGTCCAGCGCGACTCATTCGTTGACTGCTCGACGGCCACTTGGCTCGCGTCGGTTGGCGGTGCGCAGCCCTTCAACTACTCCGATGACTTCTCCACGGATGGCATCATTGTATCTCTACTCTCGCAGACTTCGGGTGCGGCCACTGGCGGTGCCAACGCCTCGAATGCGACGATGAACCTGGGCCAGGGCGCGACGGAGAACTCGACAGTGATTGGTGCCGACACGCTCGATCTCTCAGGCGTCCAGGAGTTTGAGACGGGTGTCAACTATCTACTCGCGAAGGTCATTCTCGGCTCCGGTGTACGCTGCGAGGGCAAGAACCCGGTCGAGGTTGCCAAGCTCCAGCTCAACGGCCAGGACCGCTTCACGGAGCGCGAGGGCTCTTACTTCGACAAGGTCCAGCCTTACCAGCACCACAGCCGCTCCCCATCCACGGGCATTAATGTTTACTCATTTGCCCTACGCCCTGAGGAGCACCAGCCCAGCGGCAGCTGCAACTTCTCCCGTATCGACAAGGCCACGCTACAGCTCACGGTCTCACTCAACACGGTGACCGGCACTCGCACGGCCCAGGTCCGCGTATACGCGCTCAACTACAATGTACTCCGCGTCATGTCCGGCATGGGCGGCCTCGCGTACTCCAACTAAACATGAAACCAAATTGAACCGTAACTGTAAGCGTAAGGGTTTCAAAAACCCATAATTGAGTTTCAATATTGAACTTCAATTGTGGTTTGAAAACAATGAATCTAGTCTACTATACTGTTGGGTTTGATCCCGGTTATTTAGATTTACTATACCTATCAATTCGTTCACTTCGGAAACATAACACGACTGATGTTATGGTTATATGTGACAACTTGCTGGTAGATCAATGTGTAGAAAAACTTAAGGCGTTCCGAGTTCAAGTAGTCCCATGTTCTGATTCTATATCTGCCATGGATTCGTCAATGAAGAAACTCCAAATTTTCAATTATGACATTTCAAACTATTCTAAGATACTATTTATGGATTCAGATATACTTGTAGATATTGATCTAATTACTATTTTTAGTAATATTAATGATGATAAGTTACATGCTCCGATTGAGCACAGAGAATTAGGGTTTCACTACGAAAAATGTCATTCATTAAATACATATACAAAAGAAGACATTGATTTTTTAGTAAAAAATAGAATATACCCATTTTGTAGCGGAATATTTGGGTTTGTGAATTCTATTAGAATGAAAGAACACTTTTCAAACATACATGTTATGATTCAAAACCATACGAGTTATTATTATTACGAACAATCGTTTATGAATGTTTATTTTAATTTGCGTAACTTGGTGAATAGAGACACGATTAACGATTCTAATTATTCAATGGGTACTGCGGTTTTTTCTAACAGTCCAACACGTATATGGAATAAACATAAATTTCGCAATAAAATGTTTCATTTTTCCGATCCAAGAGGCGCCGATGCTAAACTTAAAGAAATGTTACAGTGGTACAATAGGTTCCTTCGATGATAACATTACGCGAATGGCAAACAATTCGTAAACCTAAAAAGAACTTAATTGTGAATGCATCTGCTATAGACGGATCCGATTCTCCTCAGCAATTTCCGATTGGACTATACTATAAATACCTGTTGGTCGACAAACTTGAAACACAAATAGGGACTCATGCAGACCTAGTTTTTTGTGGAATACGGAATACAGATCAAAGAAGGCAAGGAATGAATCGATCAACAATTATAGAAACACTTGAATCGAACGGAATCCGGAACAATATGTTAACTTTATCTGATTACTTTACACTCTTGCCGAATTATAAGTTTGTGATAAGCCCTGAAGGGAATGGGGTGGATTGTCATAGACATTACGAGGCTCTTATAGCTGGATGTATTCCTATCGTGGAAGAGAATCGTCATATTCGTTCAGTATATGGAAACTGCCCAATATTATATACTTCAAATTACTCTGAAATAACGCCGTCGTACCTTGCTCAAAAATATACCGAAATGTTGGATTTAAAATATGATTTCTCACGACTTTTTATTTCATCGTATCCTATCAGTGTACAGCACAACATATTAGAAAACAGTTCTTTTTGGACGAAAGGCCATATACCACACCCTACAAAGAATAATAAATGGGGTATTAAATAATGTCGAATAACAAGACACAGCGTAAGGTAGGTAGCCGCCGTAAAGTTTGGAATGGAACTGCCGAGAAGACTCCTGGCGGCCTTACTCGTAAAGATTTAAAGCAGAACAAGTATGGCCGTATCGTCAGTGTAAAGCGCAGCATTCGCGGTGGCGCAATGTGCGGAAATGGAAACGAAGATATTAAAATGGACGATAAGTAATGCAACCTGAAAGCAATTTCTTCAATTTGGGGTTCAGTGAAACGGATATTGCATCATTGAACCGAATGTATTATGTCATTTCTTCGATGAATGCTTGGGATATTCTCGCTCGTTGTGATGTTCCGGGAGATTCAGGATTTGTGAACCCTTGTCATCCGGATCCGAGCATTACGGCGTTTCTGATTAGTTTAAAAGAACTAAATATCGAGTCATTCGGGTTTGTGATGCGCCAAATGGAGTTCATTGCAAAGAAAGGATGGTTTCACTTTGTTTTGGAGCGCCGTGAAACTATTTAAAGATTAAAACTCAAGTATAACCGACCTATTCGTATAGTTGGTTAGTACGCGAGACTCTGAATCTCGCAACCCTGGTTCGAATCCAGGATGGGTCAAAAGGATTTTAAACGAACAAAACTTATTCAACAAAATGCCCGAGTTTATTGTGGAAGCGAAGACTGTCCAAACTGGCGCTGTTCGCACACTCACGGAAGCCCTAAAGTGTATTCTTGTAGAGATGTCGCTGATTTTTGATAAGGAAGGAATTCGCATGGTAGCTATGGACAATACTCGCACCGTTCTCGTTCATTTACGATTAAATGCGGATAAGTTTGAAAAGTTTGCATACAACCATTCCGCTCCCAAGTTCGTCATTGGTATTAATACGGATCACCTACACCGCATTCTGCGAACGGCTACAAATGACGACACTGTAACTTTTTATGTTGATCAGGCGGATCCAAATACGCTAGGTATTCTTCTAGAGGATGGAGAGAAGAAGCAAGTTACGCGTTACAAGCTCAATCTACTTGATCGCGATGAGCCCGATATCTCTTTACCAGAGACTGAGTTTTCGACCCATATTACGATGCCATCTCTTGATTTCCAGAAGATTTGCCGTGATATGACTTTGCTTGGTGCAAAGACGGTAGAGATTAAGAATGTATCGTCATCACTGACTTTTGGATGCAAGGGTCACTTTGCGTCTCGTACTACGATTATGGGCGATTCTGAGAATGAGTTCAGTATTCAGAAGAAAGAGACGAATGAGATTGTTACTGGTAACTTTTCGCTACCTCATCTTGTTTTGTTCACAAAATGCACCAACCTTTGCAACAATCTCGAAATCCACATGAAGAATGATTGGTTCCTCATGATTCAGTATGTTGTAGCGAACTTAGGCAGTGTCAAGCTGTGTTTGATGCCATGTTCAGCTTAAAATACAAGCCCGCAACAAACCCCACCATTCCTTCAAAGATGTCAATCAGCATATTATGTTCTAACGGATCAATCATCTGATAGACTATAAAAACTGAAAGAACAGGATGGTAAAATGCACCCAAAAACCCAAAGATGAAATGCCAAAAGGAGTTCCACCCATCGGTAAACAGGTCTCTCATTATAAGTAAAATCCATAAAACTCGTGAAGATAGACCGACATTCTTGATATAAGTCCAAGACCTAAACAACCTACCGCCATACTTTCAGCGATAACAAAATATGTAGTAAACTCATCAGGATTAATTCCCAGGATATCTCGAATAATCTTTAAAAATGGCGGTTCGTGATTCGTGAG